GAGGTCAGGGCAATGATGACATTGGCTTCGTTGCGTTCTGGTGTTCCCGCCATGTCCTGACGCAGGCGGTTGTACCAAGCCGGTTTGGAAATGCGTGCATTCGGATCGCCACTGGCGTTCACGCGGCGACCGAGTTCCGTCATCTGCTTTTCGAGGATCGCCATGGGAATTCCGGTCGCGACCTTGATGTGCGCGAGGATCTGGCGCACTGGCAGCGGGTCCAACCGCGCAAGTGCGATGCGGCCGAGAAGCTGGCCAAGGGTCGTGATGTCGGGTGGGTCGGTCAGTGCCTCGGCAGCGGTGACGAGAGCCGCGATGTCATTGTCGCCGAAAGGGCGGGTTTCCAGCTCGGCCGCCGGACTGGTCGCAGCAGCGCCCTCGCCAGAGCGATAATCAGCGGCGCAGGTTCCACGCATCAGGTCGTCGTTGAAATCATCGCCGTGGAGGGGCAAGACGATTTCATTTGGAATGTCGGCCCGGTTCAGCCGGTCGGACAAGGTCGCGGCGGCCTGACGCCCGACATCGCCCGCGTCAGCGTAGATGGTGATGCGCGTCGTGCCCTCGGGCCAGCGAAAGCGCGCCAGCCCATCGGCCGAAAGGGCCGCCCAAACCGCTGTGCCGAACAGGTCGTGTGCGGCAATTGCCGTCTCGATGCCTTCGGCCACGCCAAGGTGGCCGTCGTCTGGCATGGCGTAGAGGCGCACTGCGGCGTCTGCCACCGAACCCAGCATCTTCTTGCCCGCGGGGGCCTTGGCGCTGCCGTCATCGAGAAGAAATGTCCTATGGATGCCGGGCGACCGATCACCGTTGGCGAACCGCGCCACTGCGATCAGCCCCGGCCAACCGCGCTTGGTCTCGAAATCAGCAAGGTCAGGATGGAACATCAGATCCGGCGAGGCAGCATCCGATAGCCCGCGCGCGCGGAGGTAGTCTTCACCCACGGAGCCCGCCAACGGGACGGCGCCAGCGATAAGCCTGGCGATCTCGGCGGAATGATCGGGCTTTGGGCGCGGTGCGGACCGAGGCGCCGGGTGGTCCATGCCCGCGATGCGCGCCGCCTCGTCGAAAAGTGCTCCGTCAGCGAGGCCGGTTGCCTGTGCGATCAAGTCGATCGGGCCCGCACGCTCGCCGGTGGCATAATCGAAACCCCAGCCGGCATAGGGCCCATCGAGATGGATGGTGCAGGATCCCTCCTTGCGCGGGGCCCGGCCGGAAAGATCGGCGCAACGCAACGCGCGCCGGTCACGGGCAAGCTGCGCCTCCGGAAACAACTGCGGCAGCCAGTCGTTGGCCGTGATGGCCAGCCGGTCACGCACCGCCGCCAGATCACGGCGCGGGTTGTAAGTGGCGACATCGTTCAGGTCGATCATCGCGTTCCCTTTATGCCAGCAGCACCAGGCCACGTTCGGCCCGGGTGATCGCGGTATAAAGCCAGCGGCGGCGGTCGAGATCGGTACGGCCCATCCCGTCATCCCAGACGATGACATTCTCCCATTGCGAGCCCTGCGCCTTGTGGGCTGTGATCGCCCAGCCGAAGGTGGCTTCGGTCAGAAGGCGCTTGTCCTTCCAGTCACGGTCGTGACGTTTGGGGTCATTGGCGACATGATCCTCGAAATGCCCCTTGTAGACGCGCAAACGGCCCGGTCGGCCGTCGCGATCAAGGGGCCCGACCCGGCGACCATCCTCATCATGGACTATGGCCGAGAAATGGAGACTGCCTTCGTCGACGATGCCTTCCAGCGTCAGAAACATGCCGTTGATCAGCCCGAGGTCGTTCTGGTTTTTCAGGCAGATGATCTTTTCTGCCGCGCCGGTGGGCAGGTATGTCCCGCCAAACCCCGCTGCCGCGCGCATGGCGTTGTTCAACTGCAGCCGCGTCGCGTTCAGACCGCAGATCAACTGTCCGCCCCGAAGTGCCTGATCCGGGGTGATGTCGCCTTTGCGCAGCTTTGCCACGAAAGTGTCGTAAGTGCCGAATCCGATGGGTTCGCCCATCCTCGCCATCGTGGCCAGCCGGATGATCGCGCTTTCGGCCGCCTGGCGGTGGATTTCCGTGAGCATCACGTCGGGCGCGTCGCGGGTGAAGGCACCTTCGCCCTTGATGGGGGGCAACTGGCCGGGATCGCCCAGCACAAGGATCGGCTTGCCGAAACTCATCAGGTCGCGCGCCATCTCCTCGCCCACCATTGACACCTCATCCAGCACGATCAGCTTGGCATCGGCGGCGTCGCTCTGCGGGTTCAGGGCAAAGCGGGGGTGTTTCATGGCCGAGAGCGCCTGGCGCATTGCCTCGATCCCGGCTTCGGCCGCCGTCCGGTCAAAGCCCGTCAGCCTGCGGGCGGCGGTTTCCGCCTCCTGCACCTTTACGGCGGCGGCTGCGACTTCTTCTTCGGTCGACTCGATCACCGAATAGATCAGGCTGTGGATGGTGCGCGCGGGCGTGCCCTTGCGGTTCAGAACCAATGCGGCCTTGCCGGTGAAGGTGGCGGTGACCACGCCCGGTACGCAGCTGCCGTCCTTGGCGCTGCGGTGGGGTGACAGGCCGAGGTCGTCCAGGGCAAACTTCAGAACCGTGCTCTTGCCCGATCCGGCATAGCCGAAGAGGCGGAACACCTGCTGTTGGTCGGTGCGGGTTTCGAACCAATCGCGAACTTCGGCGATGGCCGTGGCCTGAGCGTTCGAAGGGGTGAAGTCACTCATGATTATTCCCCCAGCACTTGCCCGCCCAAGCGCAGGGCGCATGCCATTTGCCCGCCGACATGCCACCCCGGCACACAACTGCTGTGGGGTCGGCTGCCATGCGCGGCAGCCATTGGCCAGCTTCGGACGCCCGCACCACCGCGACGGCGCGGTCCGACATGTCCTGTGCAAGGCGCGCATCGAACGGCACAAGTTCGGCGTGCAGCTCCATCGTGTCGCGGTTCAGCGCCGTGAACAGCGCGGGCTTCGGCAGATCAAGATAGGCCTGATAGAGCGCCAGTTGGGCGGCATAGACCGGGCGGGCAATGCTGACGCCCCGCTTGACCACGTCTTTCCAGCTTGATGCCCCAAGTGCCTTGTTTTCCCAGAGGGCGGGATAGTCCATGGCAACCGGGCCGGAGACAAGGCAGCCATCGATGTGGCCCTTGAACCGGCCGCCAAGTGCGGCGAACCCGAACTGCCGCCCATCGGCGCGTGATGTGCGCAGATCGAACCCAGCAATGCGCAGCCAGCCAGCGACGATGTCCTCGCCCCGGTGCCCCGCCTCGAAGATGCGCAGGGTTTTCGGGGCAAACTCCTGACCGTCGTCTTTTGGCACGGCGAGAAAGTCATACTGGATCTGGCGCAGGCAATCGCGGCCAAGACCCGAGGAACTGACATAGGTGCGGGGCCGTTCGCCGCGGTTGCGGGCCACAAGGGCCAAGTCGATGGCCGCTGAAACGGCTGATGCGATGGTGGCGGGCGGGGTGGCTTGGTCATAGAGGCAGCCCGAGCCATGGTTCAGGTCAATCATTGGTCGCGCTCCCAGAACCCACCGGCTTGCGCAATGCAGGTCAGCTTGTGAAACTGGGCGTCCGTCAGCTGGGCTCGCGCGCCGTACCGTTCGAGTTTCTGGCGCAAGCTGTCGCAAAACTCGATCTCGAAATCGGTTGCGGCATTGTCGGTGGCGGCGGCCAGATGCCCCTTCCAAGTGCAGGTCGGTGGATCGTCGTTCAGATCAATCATGGCTTGTCCCCTCAGAACGGAATCGGATCGTCATGGGCGGTGCCAGTGCGCTCCTTGACCGCGCCTTGCGCCAGCATGCTGTCGACGTAGCCGGTCACGGCCGCCTCGATCAGACGATCAATGTCGGCGGCGGTGCGGTTGAAGAAGGGCTCCATCAGCCCGAGGTCGGTCAGGGCTTCAGCGAAATGCATCCGCGCATCGCGGATCGCTTTGGCTTCGCGGGCGGTCTTGTCGATCATGCCATTGTTCCTTTGGGCAATTGCGCTGCCGACGTCCTGACAGCGGAGCGAGCAGAAGCGGTGATAAGGATAACGGTCGTGCTGAAGCCGGTGGACGTAGCCGAAGCCGCGAGCTTCACGCGCGCAGACCGCGCAGATTGCTACCCGAGCAAGAGCATCGCGACCGGGTCCTCTTGCGGCCAATCCTGCCGCTGAAGGCGTTCCGACTGCAGGACGATCCAGCGCGAGATCGCGTTGACCGCCATGGCCTCCAGGTCGCCGAGGGTGAGGCTTGCGATGGGTTGGTGCAGTTTTCCTCGGGCCTCGAGCCATTTTCCGATCTCCAGTGCGGCGGCGCGCGTCACATGAGCCTGCCATTCATCCGGGGTCATGGGCCGGTTTCCCGGCCCAGCCTCACCTGGTTCGACGGTTGGTGATCGTGCCGACCCACCTGTCCGTCGCGTCCGTCGTGCCTCAGCCATTGAGCCACGCGGGCATTGCGGGTGCCCCCGGTGCAGCGGGCGCAGGTGCCTGCGGTGCGGGCGGGGCTACGGGGGCAGTCTGCGTCGCCCAGGCGGGCGCGGGTGCGGCGGCGGGCTGCGGTGCCGCGCCCCAGTTCGGCGCTGCGGGCGACGGTTGCGCCGCACCCCATGCCGGTGCCGGGGCTTGCCAACCCGGTGCCGTGACGCTCGCGGCCTTGCGCGGCGGGGCGTTGACCGGATCAGGCGCGACGGCTTCACCGCGCATGATCGCCGCATGTTGCGGCTCGTCGGGCAGAACGACGTTGGCGATGCGGTTCTGGTCGCGGTACTGCGGGTTGGAGGCAGGCTCCACCATGATGCGGGCGGCGAAAATGATGCCTTCCAGATGCCGCAGACCAGGCAGAACCCGCTTGGCCTTGGCGCCGGGGCTTTCGTCCTTGGGATCAAGGCCAAGGGCGCTGTCCACGATGGCGCGAAAGGTGGATTTCGAGATCTTCCAGCCGATGGACTGCCCTTTCTCGTCCAGCTTGCCGCCCGCCACGGTGAAACTCTGCCAGAACTTGCGCCGGGCATGGGGGCCATCGACCACGGTGAATTCGCAATCGAGCATGCGCGCATCGCTGGATTGCGATGCCTTCAGCAGCCCCGCATCCATCGGGCTTGCGCCGTTAACCCCACCCGGGCGGATGGTCAGGCGCACCTTGGCGAAGGTTCCGTCCGGGATCAGTTCGCCGATGGGGGCCATCTGCGGCTGGGCGTCGTTCAGATCGTAGCTCATGACATGTGTCCTTTCAGGATCAGGAGGAGAAGGCGGGATAGGCGTTGGTGCGGCCGTCAATGCGGGCGAGCAGCGCGCCAAGGTCGGGCGGCTCGGTCATGTCCAGACGTCCGGAGCGGTCCTTGGCTGGAAGGCCCCAGGGGTTGCCGGATTTGCAGACGAGGCGGCGTTCTGTGGCGGTCTCGTCCAAGACCCAGCCACCTTCGGCGTCGCGGGCGAACAGTTGCATCGAGACCACCTGGTCCACGATGCCGGGCAATTCCCGTCCGGCCTTGCTGCCTTCCATCTGCGGCTGCCAAGTGACCGTCCCGAAATCGTCGGTGACCTTTTCCAGCACGCCGACAAAGATCACGGTCTTGCCGCGCGCATGCTGAAGGTGCTTCAGCGCCTGAATCACCTCGCGCCCCAGCAAACCGTAAGCTCCACGAACATCCGGCTTGCCGGTCCGGTCCGAAAACGCCTCGGGTTGCTGGCGGGCATAGGCCATGACCTGCCGTGTGAGGTCGGTGATCGAGTCGACAAACACGATGCGGCGCGCACCGAGGAAGGCTTCGATGCCGCTGTCGCGGTGCTGGGCCTGCAACCATGCATGGCGTTCGGTGCCATACCAGGATTGCGGATGCTGCGCCGGATCGGGCCCGCCGATCAGCACCACCAGATCGCGGAAATCGGTGAAGCTGCGCACCGGGATCGAGGCCCCGCGCCAGTCCTGCACCGACTTCATCCCGGCTTCGAGGTCGAGGCAGACGGTTTCCTCGGCAGGCAGCGATTTCAATAGCGTCGTCTTGCCCACACCGGGCGGACCGAAGATCGCCAGGGAGGTTTTGTTCTCGGCCGAAGAGATGCGCTCGTCAGCGGTGATGATGCGAAAAGTCATGGGGTTCTCCAGAGGATTGAAAGGGGCGCGGCGGCGGGGGTGACCGGGTGCCGAAGGGGAACCTGCCCGGCGTTGCCGCTCGGACGTCCCGCCGCCGCGCGTTACCGGTCTCGGGTCTCGAGCCGGAACACGGGTTTGCCGGTGGTCTCGGTTCGGGCGGCCGAAAAACCTTCCCGCATCGCCTCGGGCCAGGCCCCGAACCGGCGCTCTGAAACGCGGTAGGCGATCTCGAGATATTCGGTCGGATCTTCGCCGGATGCTGCGATGCGCGCGGCAATGGCAGCCAGCCGGTCCTGATCCCAGGACACCTTCTTCGGAAGGTCGGCGATCACCACCACGCCCGCATCCTCGATGCGCACCGTGCCGGAGGACTTTCCTTGCGTTGCCCGCTCGGCCTCGGTTGCAGCGCCATAGCGCTGGCTGATCCCGGCCTCCAGACGGTCGCGCAGACGCTTGACCCGGGCGGTTTCCGCAAGGGCGGCTTCCTGCAAGGCGAACAGCAGAACGGGCGGCAGGGCAGCGATGTCGCCGATGGACAGGCGGTCGAGGTCATTGAGACCGGGGGCATTCGCGAGTTGCGGGGCAGCCGTCGTGTCGGTGGTGGGGAACGGAATGGCCATCAGCGTCCCTCCCGCTTCAGCGCCGCATCAACGGCGCGGTCCGTCCCGAGTGCCCCTGCCTCGCGAGCGAGGCGGTGCAATCGCTCAAGCGCGGAGGAACGCCGGATCGCGGCCGAGACATCCGCATTGGCGGCCACCACGGCAAAGGCGATATCGTCGATGGTCGCCACCTCGATCGGCAGCGGTTCGATCTCGTTGCCTTCGCGCCACGGCGCAGGGATCGTGTCGGGCAATTCGTCCAAGCTGTGAAA